TTGCGCCAGACACGGCAGCGACCGGAGCGCCCTCGCAAAGCGCAAGGGTTCGGCGCTGGTTGAGATAAAGACTTGGCAGAACAAATCGACAATGGAACTGGCGGGCATTGTTGTCGATGAATTTGAGAACACGCCGATTATTGATAGGCCGCAGGAAATCTGCGTGGATTCAATCGGCATCGGCGCGGGTGTCTATGATCGATTATTTGAACTTGATCTGCCCGCCCGCAGCGTCAACGTCGCCGAAAGTGCGTCGATGACACAAAAATATATGCGTCTCAGAGATGAACTCTGGGGCAAAACGCGAGAGTGGTTTGAGTCGAGAGAGTGCGTCATTATCGATGACCCTGTTTTGATCTCAGAATTGGCTGCTCCCCGATTCGCATTCACGTCATCAGGCAAAATTAAAATTGAAAGCAAGGACGAGATGCGTAAACGAGGGATCAAGTCACCCGACATGGCGGACGCGCTATGTCTCACATTCGCCAGCAACGCCGTCATCGGCGTCCACGGCAACAAATACGGCTGGAAAACAGCCATCACACCAGACACGAGTTATGTAATCTAATGGCAGTCTTGAATTACAACCCACTGTTGAATATCGGCGATCCGGTCACTGCGGCATTGTTGGCCCAGGCCGAGGGCGCAGTTGTTAGTCCCTTTTCCAACCAGTTGACCACCACTGGCCTGGTTCCGATGCCGGGCATACCCGCGCAGCCGGCCGTTCCAGTTGTTGAAACTCCCGCAGCAGAGCCGCTCTTGGCCTCTGCCGCGCCCCCCTTGCAGCAAGGTATGCCGTCTTTTGCGCCCCCCGCCACATCCGGCGACTACGAGGCAGAACCGTTGGATATGGCCGGATTCCGTTCCGGCTGGGACCCCAGCAACATGCCCTCTGGGTTCTCACCGTTTAGCGAATTTTCGCCGTCGAGGCCCGGTACGGCGGAAGAAATTGCCGAGCAATACGCCACCTCAATTTTGGGCGCACAGCCGAAGGGCGCGGCGATTGGCGACATTTTCAGCCAACCGTTTTCGAGGACGTTGGGCCAACATTTCGCACAGCAGGAAAGTATTCCCAGTTTTTTATTGGGCGCTGTTCCAGGCGGCGGTTTCGTCGCCAGCGGTCTGCTGGGTGCTATTTCCGATGCCAACATGAATCAACTGGCGAATGATTATGCCAAGTCGCAGCTGGGCGTTCCTGGCTACAGCGTAGGGATGTACAGCGGCCAGCCGTTTTCAATTTCCCCCGGCCTATTCGGCAGCCGCGCTCTCTCCGGTACTTTGCCACCGGGAATCACCGTCAGTGACATTGAGCGCATGGGTCAGTTGGCTCAAGGTATCAATCCGTATGGCGGCGGCGGGTTCCTTGGCGGCAGCATGTATGGCAGCGGGATCGGCGGTTACACGCAGAGCGGCAACTACGTTGACGAGCATGGCAACATCTCGGCGATGGGTACATGGTCGGCGATGGAAGACCTTGCTGACGAATGGGGTGTTACAGTCAATGACGCACAGGATGCACTAGCATCAGCGAGAAGCGGTGAGTCGAATCTGGAGTCGGCTTTGACCGGCGGCGTCCTGGGTGAATCACAATGGTCTGATTATGGTGACGTAGTTGGCGGTGGCGACGATGGTGGCAGCGGGGGCGGCATGGGTTCCGAAGGCGATCCCGGTGGAGCTGCGGGCTTCGATGGTTGGATTTAATTCGTGGTGATCACTGATGCCTGGACTGCTTGATCTCTTTGATCCCAACGTGCGCCGTTTGGGATTGCTGCCGTATCCGCAAGGGTCTTTGTTGGGGCAGAAAGGTCCGGTCGAGTGGAGTAATTGGGTTGCGCCTCAATTAGCTGTGGACATGGCAAAGGCGATAGACCTGCCGGGGCGAGCTTGGCGCGGCGAACAAATAAGCCCAGACGATGTGACAAAGATGGCAATGGACACGATGGGCGGCAGTGGACTGTTAAGCCGCGCAATCCCAACCGGCGACGTGGGCGGCTTGTTGGGTATTAATGTGTTCCACGGTGGTCCCCACAGATGGTCACCAGAGCCAGGTTTCCCGCAAGGTCGTCCGCGCATGGACAAGATAGGAACCGGCCAGGGCGTACAGGCATATGGGCATGGTTTCTATGGTGCGGAAGCAAAAGGGGTTGGTAAATCACACCAAGCGGAAACGGCTTTTAAGTACGGGCAACGTGATATGGCCGAGATGCTATACAGCCAAAAACTAGGCGATACCGATGCGGCTATTAAATCGTTAAGCCGTGAGATGGTCGAATATGACAAACGCGGGTGGCCCTCACCGGATTACCGAAAACAGTACGACGAAGCGTTGCAAAAGCTGGAGGGGTTTAAGACCAACCCGCCAGAAGGCGGCACTCTCTACAAACTAGACATCCCCGACGCCGACGCCGCCAAGTATCTTGATTACGACAAGCCGCTGAGTGAGCAACCGGAACACGTAAAAAAAGCATGGGATAGTTTTCAAAAAAGTGAATTAGGTGTTTTAGCAGATGACGCTTTAGGCGGTGCAATAAGCGGTCAACGTGGTCAATTTAACAACCCAATCGGCAAAGATATTTATGCCGCTTTTGTTGAGGGTGCGGCAAGTAAAGTAGGACCGGATAAATTTGCGGAAAAAGCAGATTACAAGTTAGCATCCGAAGCTCTCCGCAAAGCTGGCATCCCCGGCCTCAAGTATTTTGACCAAGGCAGTCGCGGCACAAGAGAAGGCACCCGCAACTACGTCACCTGGGACCAAGACGTCCTAGACCGCATCAAAATTTTAGAACGCGACGGTAAGCCAACAGGCTTGTTGGGTCAGGTGAATCGTCAGGAAAAAATACAGAAATTACGGGAAGAGGCAACCGCACAAAGATTTGGCGAACAAGATATAAATACTGATTATAGGATGATGCACCAACCAGCCCATGACGGTGCTGCAAGGCTGGACGATATGACAGGAGGCGGCGAGGTTTTCCCTGACGATATTTATTCTTCACAAGGATTTAGTATTTATGGTGGTGGAACCGGCGATTATTTAACTGCGAACAAGCAATCTTATAATAAAATATTAAAGGCAAAGGGAACCCCTAATGCAGAGATAACAATATATAGGGCTGTTCCAAATGACGATTCAATAAAGACTATAAATCCTGGGGATTTTGTTACGTTAAGCAGAAAATATGCAGACCTTCACGCTGGGAGCGGTTACGGGACTAGAGGTATCGATGCGGGGAAGGTGTTGTCAAAAAAGGTTAAAGTTAGGGATGTGTTTTCAGACGGTAACGATCTAAACGAATTTGGTTATTTCCCGAACAAATAAACAAGATGGTAAAAATGAACGATTCTGATTTTCACTCACTTGTTCGCAATGAGATCGAACAAGCGGTAAATTTTCACGACAGTGAATATGCCGCAGACCGCATCGAGGCGTTGGATTATTATTTGGGCAATCCGTTGGGCAACGAGATCGACGGGCGTTCAAAGCTAGTGCAAACAGAAGTCAGCGACGTAATTGAGTCGATCAAACCGTCGCTGCTGAAAATATTCACGGCGACGGATGACTTTGTCAAATTTGAGCCGCGTGGGCCGGAGGATGTAGAGGCCGCAAAACAGGCGACTGAATATGTCAACTATATTCTGAACGCCGACAATGAGGGTTTCACGATTCTGGCGAACTGGTTTACCGATGCCCTGCTTTTCAAAATGGGCGTGGTCAAACACGTCTTCGATGAGAGCAAAGCGGTTGCCGAAGATGTTTATGAAGGTTTGACCGGAGATGAACTGACGCTGCTGTTGTCCGATGATGAAGTCGATGTTGTCGAACAAGAGGAAGTTGAATATGGCGAAGAAGCTATCTCGCCGGACGGCTCGATTACGCCGCCGCCAATTGTCTACAACGTCCGCGTCCGCAAAACTCATCGAGACGGTCGAATCAGAATCGAAAACGTCCCGCCGGAAGAATTTCTTTTCAACCAAAAAGCCAAGAGCCTAGATGATTGTCGGTTTGTTGCCCACCGCACAACGATGACGGTCAGCGATCTGGTTTCTCTGGGCTATGACCGAAATGTTGTTGAAAGCCATGTCGGCGCGTCTGAACTCGACATGCTCAACGAAAAGCAACAGCGTTTTGAGACTTTGGAGAGCAGCGCCGAGAATACAACCAGCGACGTGAGCCAGCGTGATGTGCTGGTAACCGAGGCTTACATCAAAGCCGATTATGATGATGACGGCATATCCGAAATCCGCCGCGTTGTCGCTTTAGGCTCAAGCTATGAGGTCGTCGATAACGAGCCGTATCACATGATGCCGTTCTCTGTGATCTCTCCGATCCTGATGCCGCACCGCATGGTCGGGCGATCCATCGCCGAAATGTTGATTGATCTGCAACAGTCGAAAACTGCAATTGTTCGGCAGCTTCACGACAATATCTATTTCCAGAATAATGCCAGGGTTGGGGCCGTCGAGGGTCAGGTTAATCTCGATGATTTGATGTCCAATCGTCCAGGCGGAATTGTTCGCATGAGAGCGCCGGGAATGGTTCAGCCACTGGTGCCGCCGCCGGTTGCCGACTCTGCATTTCCGTTACTGGCCTACATGGATCAAGTGCGCGAGATGCGTACCGGCATTTCGAAGGCTTCGCTTGGCCTCGATCCAGACGCGCTACAATCCGCAACCGCCTCTGCCGTCAGCGCGACCGTAAGCGCGGCGCAAAGCAAGATTGAAATGATTGCGCGGACGTTTGCGGAGACGGGCGTTAAGCGTCTGATGAAATGCATCTTGCAGCTAGTGCAAAAGCATCAACAACAGCCGCGAATTATCAGACTGCGAAACAAGTTCGTAACGATGGACCCGGCTGCCTGGGAAAATGAATTTGACATCATCGTCAATGTTGGCCTGGGCAACAGCGATCAGGCGCAACGCGCAGCCGCGCTTGCACAGGTTGCGTCGAAACAAGAACAGATTTTATTGCAAATGGGCATCGATAACCCTCTCTGTTCTCTGGCTCAATATCGCAACACCCTTGTCAAGATGCTGGAGGCTGCCGGATTTAAAAACGGCGGTGATTTCTTCCTCGACCCGGCCAACCTACCGCCAGACGTGCAGCAACGATTCCAGCAGAAGATGGCGCAAGCCGGTCAGGGTGACAACGCTGTCGAGCGCATGAAGGTCGAAGCTGAGATTGCTCTGGCTAGAGAAAAAATGATGGCCGAACTTCAATTGAAGCGCGAGGAGTTGGAAATGAAAATGGCAATCCGCAAGCAGGAAATGGAATTTGAGGCGCAGCTTAGAGGTCTTGAAGCGGCCACCGGCGCAAATATCAGCACCAACATTCCGAGGGTATGATGTACGATTTAGAGGACGAAGTTGCCAAGGGTAACAAAGCCGCCGAGGTTGTGCGGAATGAAGAATTTCAAAACGCCTTTGAGGCGTTGGAAGAATATTATTTAGAGCAATGGAAGCGCTCCGAGCCGGAAGACGTGGCATTACGCGAGCGCTTATACATTGCCGCTGGCACACTGCACCACATCAGGTTGCATCTAGAATCTTTGATGATGACGGGCAAGATGGCCAGCGAACAAATTGAAGCGGGGAGCGCTAAAATCCCGTTGCACTGATCTTGTCCATCGGACATGATGACCAAGCCCATTCGGGCAGTCTAATATAGTGGAGAATTATTATGGAAGAAGCAGCCCCTGACACAGGGACTTCTCGCTTGTCAACTGCGGATGCGGTTGATGTCCTTCTTTCAGCAACAGCACCGGAAACGGAAAAAGCTGACGCTGGCGAAGAGAAACAGACTCAAGAACAATTGGTTGAAAATGAACCCATTGTTGAAGAGTCTGACGCCGAAGCCGATGAGGTGGAGGTCGAAACCGTTGACGCTGACGACGAGGCAGAGGAAATCGATGACGATGAATCCGAAGCCGATGTCGAGGAAGAAACGGAAGACGTAGTCCAAGACGACGCAGAACAAACCTACGCAGTCCGCGTGGGCGAGGAAGAGTTCGACGTTCCATTATCGGAATTGACAAACTCGTATATGCGGCAGTCAGACTACACACGGAAGACACAGCAAGTCGCCGAGGCGCGTAAAACAGCCGAAGCGGAACTGGAAGCCGTGCAAGGCGAGCGCTTGCGCTACGCCGACCAGTTGAATGCTTTGGGTCAAGCACTCAGTCAACAGGAACCGACTCAAGAATTTTGGGATGAATTATATACTTCCGATCCATTGGAATACACCCGCCAGCGTGATCTGGCGCGGGATAGGAAGGAAGCCGTCGAGCAAGTTCAGGCTGAACAGGTAAGAGTTCAGCAAGAGCAAATGGCTCAAACTCAAGTCGCCGCGCAAAAGCGGTTGGCGGAAGAGCAAGAGCGATTGACGGAATTGATTCCAGAATGGATCGATCAAACATTAGCACAGACGGAAAAATCAGCGGTTGTGACATACGCGCAGCGACACGGTTACACACCTGACGAATTGCAAAACGTCTCTGACTCCCGTGCGGTTATGATGATCCGAAAGGCGATGCTCTATGATGAGCTTATGGATGGAAAGCCAGCCGCTCAGAAAAAGACTCGCAAGGCTCCCAAGATGACCAAGAGTGGTCAGCCGAAAAGCAATCGACAATCCAATCAACGGCGAAAGCAAAAAGCTCTCGCTAATGTCAGCAACAAGAAGGGACGGGCGGCGATGGACGCTGCCGTGGACTTTCTATTAACCTAATAGGAGACTAGCATGGCAACATGGGCAACTAGTACATCAATAGGCGAAAGGGAAGATTTGGTTGATGTAATCACACGCATTGATTGATTGGTGCGTGTAAAATCGGATGAACTGCTGGAACCCTAAGTCCGCAAGGATATGGCAATCAGCATCCAAGCCGCCGGTACACTGGCGGAAGGTTCAGAGACTACTTGGGAGGTAAAGTCCTCTTAATAACAAGCTAGAGCGTCCGACGCCCGCGAGGGTGATGATATAGTCCATGCCTACCTAAAGGTAGGACGGGAATGCGATCCCGACGATACGCCTATATTTTCCAATGCCAAATTAACGACCACAAAAGGCGTATTTCACGAGTGGCAAGTACAAGAACTGACCGCTGCCGTTGACACGAATTATGTTAACGAGGGAGCGGATTGGTCTTATGTTAATCCGAGCGCAACTTCGCGTTTCGGAAATTACCACCAAATAAGCGCACAAGCCGCCCAAGTCAGTAAGACGTTGGAGGTTGTCGATAAAGCGGGTCGCGATAAAGAAGCGGCTTATGTCAAAATTTTAAAAGGCATTAACTACGAGTTCAGTGCCGCCGCTTAGTA